ATTTCACGGTCTATTTATTGAGTTAAAAAAATGCGGTAAGTCTAAAGTTAGTACAGAGCAAAATAAAAAATTAGAAGATTTAAAGTCAAAAGGTTTTGAGGCATTGATTTGTTATGGTGCTGAAGATGCTTTAAATACCATTAAAAGCTATTTGGATTAATTAAATAGGAGATTCATCTTAAAGTATTTTTCTCACCCAAAAATAAGCCTAATTAAATACTTTGACATATGACCCCTTGCAATATCCCCTCCGTAATTAAATTGATCATTGGCGTTATTTCACATAGTTGCAGTGCATAATATCCCTTTATTTGTATGACAATATGTGTTATAATATATGTATAGAAACAAACAAAGGAGATCACATGACCAAGCATTTTTACGTAGATACACTAGAAGAGTTGGTTGAATCAATGATCCATACTGGATTACGTTATGAACAGATCATTGAGATTTTTGATCGCCTTGATGATGGTCCCGAAGAAGGATTAGTTGAGGCAATTATCAACAAGACATCAGAAAATGAATAAAAAAGGACGGCCAAGGAGGGCCGACTCTAAAAATAAAAGAATAAGCGCAAGCTTAACTCAAGAAAATTGGGACTTGTTAATCGAAAGATTTGGATCGATTCAAGTTGCCGTAGATTTTATGATTAAAAAATTAAAGGGGGAATTATGACTTTAAGAAATTTTAAAACAATATATACGTCAATAGGTTATGAGGAAGGCAGGACTGAGGGGGTCGCCCTATTAGAGGAGACGCTTAGTGATGGATCACTAGCATATTCAATCAAAAGCTATGATAGTTACGATGATGAATTTTTAGTTGACTGTGTGGATGAAGTTACTGCCAAGGCATTGCTTGAGGTATTAATAAAAGCTCAAGGTCTATAATTAAAAAACTAAAGGAGTAACAAATGGACAACACAATTTATATAATTGCAGTACGATGCCAAGACGATGACAACTTCATTGCTGAATTCTACGACCCAGCAGATTTAATGAATTTCTTCATGGATATGCAAGACAAAGGCTGCCCAAATGAAATGGCGATAGCAGTACTTGATTAATAAAGAGGGGGTAAATGATGAATAAAGAATATTACATATTATTTATATGGTCGTTAATTGGGAATAGCATAAGGCTAGAGTTTGACGACCCAGCAGATTTAATGAACACCATGATGTCCTTGTGTGATGATGGATACGATGGAGCAATGACAATAGAATTATTTGATCAATCCGGCTTAACATTAGTAGAAGTTGACTAACCCACTTCCTTGACCTCACCTCAAATCCCAATTATTCTATTATAGTTCTCAACCATGGATGGTATTAATGAGATCAAGGGGCACCGTGGGTATAGCTTTCTTCCCACATATGCCCCTCTATTTGACAAAAATGATCTAATATTCAATACTGATGATTAACCTTTGTGAGGTGCCTCATCGAAATCAAATCAAAAGAAATTAAAATTGTTCCAATTGAAAAATTAACTCCCAACCCTAAAAATGAAAACGTCCACTCTGATAAACAAATAGAAGTGCTGGCTAAAATCATTGATGCAAACGGATTTAGAATCCCCTTAGTTGTCTCCAATAGGTCTGGTTATATTGAGTCAGGGTGTGGTCGATATGCTGCTGCTAAATTAAGAGAATGGGATGAGCTACCAGTTATCTATCAAGACTTTGAAAATGAAGCTGAGGAAACTCGACATAGATTAGCAGATAACGAAATTGCACGTCACGCCCAACTTGATGAATCTAAAATGTTGGATAATTTGAAAGATTTAGATTTTGATTTAGATACCTTCGATTTTTCTGAAATCGGATTGCTGGACTTCGAATTGCCTCAAGTTGAAGTTGTTGGTGAATGTGACGAAGATGAAATACCTGAAGTAAAAAATGATCCCGTGACAATTCGTGGTGATGTTTGGTTGCTTGGTGATCATCGTTTGAAATGTGGAGATTCCACAATGGTCGACGACGTAGAAGACCTAATGAATAGCGAGAAGGCCGATATGGTTTTTACTGACCCACCCTACGGGTATTCCTACGAGAGTAACTATCAATCAAAGCATGAAGAACTAAAAAACGACGATAAGATATTAGATTTTTTACCTATTGCAAGTGCTAATATGTCCCACGACTCAACGATATATTTATGCGGTAGTCATCAGACAATAGATAAATGGAAGCCGTTGGTTGAGGATAGTTTTAATTATAAAAATATGATTGTTTGGAAAAAAAATAATTGGTCAATGGGTGATTTAAAAGGCGCGTTTGCAGGTCAACACGAGTTAATTATTTTTGCATCAAAAGGCAAGAATACAATAATAGGAAAAAGGGATACTGACGTGTGGTCTTTTGATAGGGTTCCACCAGAAAAGCATCCAACAATGAAGCCAGTCGATTTAATAGAATACGCTTTATCAAAATGGCAAAGCGGGAAAGTTCTTGATTTATTTCTCGGCTCCGGTTCAACTCTAATTGCTTGTCACAAGACAGGGAGACGTTGCTTTGGAATGGAAATTTCAGAACATTATTGTGACGTAATTATTCAAAGGTTCCAAAAGTTCAGCGGCAAAGAAGCCAAACTCGAATCAACTGGCAAAACCTATAACGAATTACTAGCGCTAAAAGAAGACAGCATCCCTCGGAGTTGTTAATGTTTGAAAATATGCTACAATCTAACCAACAACATAATCAAGGGTAGAAAATTATGCCTGCAGGCGCCCCTACAAAATACAAACAAGAATACTGTCAAATGCTGATAGACCACATGGCACAAGGTTTATCATTCAAATCTTTCGCCGGACTAATTAGCGTTAACTACGATACTCTATTCGAATGGTGCAAAGTTCACTCTGAATTTTCCGAGTCCAAAAAGATTGGCCAACCTAAAAGCCTCTACATGTACGAGAAAACTATATGGGCAGCAACCCATGGTAAAATAGAAAACTTTAACAATACCGCAGCGGTTTGGTTTGGTAAAAATGTCCACGGTTGGACTGATAAGCAAGAAGTATCCATTGACGCTGGCAAAATAGAAATCAATATAAGTGACAACGAATCCAAGCTTTAAAAATACAATTACTCAAGATGAGGCAGTAAAAAAAATAGTCTCATCGCTAGCAACAGACTTTTGCCTCTATGGTTCTTCTCGTAGTGGTAAATCTTTTATTATAATGAAAGCAATTATTGTTCGAGCATCCAAGGCAATGTCTGACCACATAATTGTTAGAGAAACATTTAGCGCTGCAAAGATTTCTATTTGGCAAAAAACCTTACCCGATGTTTTAAGAATAGCGTTTCCTAATTTAAAACATACAATGAATAAATCAGATTATGTCTGCACTTTAGCAAATGGATCAACAATAAAAATAGCCGGGCTAGATGATGACAAAAGAATAGAGCGTTTACTTGGAACAGAATATAGTACGTTATGGATTAACGAATCTAATCAAGTGCCTTATGCTGGTGTTAATAAATTAAAAACCAGATTAGCTCAAAAAAATATACTAAAAAAATTGGTCTTTTATGATCTTAACCCTACAAAAACTAGCTCCTGGGTTTACCAATTGTTTGAACAAAAGATTGATCCACAAGATGGGGAGATGCTAGATAATCCAAAAGATTTTGAATCTTTTCAAATGAACATTCAAGGCAATCTAGAAAACGTTGATGAGAATTATCTGAAAATGTTATCTAAACTTCCTGAGAAAGAAAAATTAAGATTTCTACTCGGAGAGTTTGACTCTGATAATTCAGGCGCTGCCGTTTATGCATTCAACAGGGAAGAGCATATTGATGAAAAAGCCGAGAGACTACCAGGAACTGACTGGGTCGGAAGTGATTTTAACATTGCTTATAACTCAGATGTTTTGGCCAGTGGTCATGCCAATGGAATTCATGTATGGAATGAAATACAGATAGCTGGTGATACTTTTAAGAAGTGTAGTGAGTTGAAAAATAAAGGGGTAAGTGGTGCGAGTATCGTTGCAGATTCCACTGGTAAAGCGAGAAGAACATCGGGTAAATCAGATCATATTATTTTAAGAGAAGCTGGCTTTGAAATCATCCCAACAGTTAACCCATTAGTGATAGACAAGATTGCTAATCTTAATCGTTGTTTTACTTTGGGCTTAATTAAAATTCATCCACGTTGTAAAAAGTTAATCAGAGACCTTATGCAGCTAGTATGGGATAAAAATATGAAGCTTGACCAAAAAACTGATCCGAGTTTATCACATCTGGTTGACGCGCTCGCCTATCTTTGTTGGAAATTATACCCCTTGAAAACCAACAGAAAGTCAACTACAATAGCATTATAAAACATTTTTTAAGGATGAAATACATGAATCCAGCTCTACTGAAGGAGATTTTAGAAGCGATAAAAGCCAACGAATCTACTAGTGCATATAATCAAAAAGTATTTGAAATATTAGAAGGCGGTTTATTAAACCATATAGTAGAATCTTTAGCTCAAGAATTATCTGAGAAGAATCTAAAAGATGCTATAACAAGAGCAGCTCCAATAAATGTACTTAGAAAAATAATAGACAAACTTACTAAGTTGTATTCTCAGGACCCTACGAGAACCACCGATAACCCTGCCGACCAAGAATTAGTTGATTTTTATACGAAACAAATGCGCCTTAATCATCACATGAACAATGGTAATAGCAATTTTAACTCCTATAAAAATACTTCTCTTGAAATATATCTTGATGGTAATAAGCTCCAAACGAGAGCGTTGCCCTCATCTCAATTCATGCCTTATTCAAACAATTTAATCAATCCTCTTATCCCAACTCACATGGTTAAGTTTATGGGAAAAACCTCTGATAATAAAAATCTATTTTGGGTTTACTCAGATGAAGAATTCCATGTAATTGATGACCATGGTGGGTCTTACAAAATGGACGAGGATGATGTTAATCCTTATGGCATCATTCCATTTACCTATGTTAATCGTTCAGAGTATTCACTCATTCCACATATTGATAGCGATACTTATCAAATGGCAGTGCTTATCGGTAAGCTATTGGTAGACATTAATTTCTCATCTAAATATTTAGCTAACCCCATTTTATTTGGTGTTGACCTCAACATGGATCAGTTAGAAAGATCTCCTAACATATTTTGGAACCTTAAATCAGAAGATGATAAGAAGCCCGAGATTGGCGTCGTTAAAGCAGAGGCCGATATTGCTGCTCAAATGGAAAATGTTATTCAGCAAGTATCTCTATGGTTACAAACTAGAAACATCAGACCGGGGACAGTTGGAAGTGTCAGTGGTGATAAAGCAGCGTCAGGCATCTCACTTGTAATTCAACAAATGGATACAACTGAAGATGTTAACCGACAAAAAGGTTATTTCGAGAGAGCAGAGCAGGACTTCTGGGTACGTCTCGCAACAATTCATAATTACCTAGCAGCAGCTGGTAAATTAAATAACAGGGCAATGTTTACTAACCCAGAACTATTAGAAGTATCAATTGAGTACCAGTCAGCAGAAGTTATTGAAGATAGAACTACGGTAATTGAAAGAACAGTAGTTCAGCTACAAGCAGGCATACTCTCCAAAAGAAGCGCAATCGAGCAACTCTACCCAAAGTTATCTGAGCAAGAAATTGATATGAAATTAGATGAATTAAAAAACGAACAACCAGCTTTTAATATAATGGTGGATGATGGGATTAATAAGGAAACGGTCTAGCGACATTCCAAAAGACTATACTCCAGCAGAGAGAAAAGCGATCACTGAGGACGTTGTTGCATTCATTCGTCAACGTACAGACAAAGGTATCGATAGAAACAATAAATCATTTCCCAAGTACTCTAAAGCTTATATGAAATCTAATGAGTTTAAAGAAGCGGGTAAATCATCGAAGGTTAATTTAAAACTGTCCCACGACATGATGTCAGCACTCAAAGCACTGCCTTCAAACAGTGGGAGCATAACGTATGGGTACGAAAAAGGATCCCCCGAGATTGGTAAAGTGGACGGCAATGTTCGAGGGACTTATGGTCAGAGAGTTTCCACTAGCAAAAAACGGGATTTTCTTGGGATATCGCGAGGCGATCTTTCTAACATACTTAAAAAATACCCGATTAAAGACAGAGAGAAAAGTAAATCAAGAGCAGCGTTAATAAATGCAATAAGTGAATTATCAGACAAGCAAGCAAAGAAACTAGCAGTAGACATGGTTGCAGAAGATCAGATTACAATAGCACTAGCAAATATAGTGTTAGAGGAGCAAGGTCTTGACCCAATCGGATAAACTCAATATTGAGCTGAATAAATATATTAAGTCTTTTACTAAAAAAAGAAACATGAATAAAATTGCCAAAGAAGGTGCATCTATTATCAAGAGAAGAACCAGAACAGCAGGCAATGATATCAATGATGAAAAACTTAAAAAGCTTGCTGATTCAACTATTAGACAAAAAAGAAAAAAAGGTAGACCTCAACCTAAAAAATCACGTTTGACAGATACAGGTGACATGCTTGATGCTATACAAGGCGAAAGCAAAAAAGACAATAGCGGATCAATATATTTAAATGATATAAATGAGATTAAGAAAACATCATGGAATGAAAAAATGGGTAGAAAATATTTCGGTATATCTCCCAAAGATGAAATAAAATTAAGCATTTTTATAAATGCATTGTTTAGAAAAACAGGAGGACTATAAATGACTGAGGAGAAAAGTGGTAGTGCCACAACAGATACTGGTAGTGCCAGTACTGGTAATGAAGAGATGATTTCTTATTCAACTCATAAGCGATTATTATCCCAACGTAAATCGGATCAAGAGAAAATGCGTGACCTTGAAAAACAACTTGAGACGATTAACACCGAGACTAAATCAAATGCTGATGCTGAATTAGAAAAACAAGGTGAGTACAAAAAGTTACTTGAGACTAGAAATGCAGAGTTAGACAAGGCGAGAGGAGATAATTCTTTGCTCGCTACCGAGCTAACAAACACATGGAAGAAACAAGCATTTTTTGGCAAGCTTAAAGGCAAGTTGAGAAAACCGGAATACGAAAAATTCGTAGACTATTCCAACATTGCCCTTGATCCTGAGACTAAACTTGTCGATGATGAGTCAGTCAACCTTGCAGTCAATTCATTTATGGATAATTATGCAGACTTGTTAGAGACAACAAGTGTCAGGACCTTGCCTGCTAATGCTCCAACAAATCAAACTCCACAGTCAATTAACTCAATGTCTCAAGCTGAAAGGCAAGTAGCATTGAATAGTGAATTAACAAAACTTTTATCAGGAGTATAAAATGGCCGATGCAAACATTGGGATCACAGAGGTAACCGCAGCTAGTGAAGCTCGGATTGCTCAGTTGGTTCAATCATTTCTCATTCAAGAATCAGTCTTACTTGGAAAAGTAACCGACTATTCTTTTCTCGCTGCCCCCGGAGCGAAATCTGTTTCTCTTCCTAAGTCACCCGGCTTTAATGCTGTGTTAGACAAGGGCGAGAATACAAGTGCTGTACTTGATGACACTAACCTTTTTAGTGTTGATACTATTGCTTTAAATAAGCATAAGTATATTCAGTGGTTGATCGAGGACTTTGCTGACACACAAGCAAAAGTTAACGTAGTTCAGAATCATCTTATGCAAGCTGCTAAGCAATTAGCGCTTCAGATTGATAAAGATCTTATCGTTGAGCTTAAACTTGCTAGTGCTTCAACTCCAGACATGTTGATTAAGTATATCGATACGGCAACAAATGTAATCGCTAGGGGAGATATCCTTGCGGCACGAGCTCTACTTGTTAATCAGCATATCAATCCTAGAGAGTGCAACATTTGCATCTCTCCAGCGAAAGAAGCTGAAATGCTAAATATCAGCGACTTTATTGATGCTAGTAAATTTGGTTCTAACGAGCCTATTTCTAACGGTGTGATTGGAAAAGTTTATGGAATGCCAGTAATGATTCACTCTGAACTTACTGCCGATGAAACTCTCGTTTGGCATCCAAGTGCATGTGGTTTCGCATCTCAGATAGCTCCTAGAGTTAAGTCTGAATACGACCTTAAGGAACTTGGAACTCGTTACTCTATTGATACTGTTTATGGAATGGAAGTTCTTGACAGCGGTAAGAGAAATGTTGAAATCTCTGAGACCTAATTTGATTAATGAGGGGGAGGTAACTCCCTCTCTCTTTACTTGGAAAGTTTATGCATATTAATGAAGTAAAGTTATATCTTGAAGCAAGCAGTAAGGAAGAACTTATTAAAAAGCAGATTGATAACAATAGATTTCATGGAATGGGATTCCAGTATGACTCTCCAATTAAAGATGGCAAGAAATGGGTGATATGGTTCGTTGCAAATATAGCTGAGTATTTCAAGAAGGAGCAAAATAGATGACCCTTCCCGGAAATATTAGAGACAGAGAATTAAAAAAGTTTGTTGAAGATTCTAATGGTGATACCGCTGTTAGGACTTTGTCAGAAATACTTGGGTCAGTTACGGGATCGTTCTCACCATCGGGTCTAAAAACAGCAATTAAGATAACTAATTTAACTGCCAATACGGCAGCAGCGGCACTTCCTTTGACTCCATTAACAGATAGAAACTCAATTATAATACTAAACAGAAGCACTACTGATTCTCTATTTATTGGCAACTCAGATGTAACATCAAGTGGTGCTCTTGAGGGTTGGGAGGTAGAAGCGGGTAGTTTTTTTACAGTAGATATCACCGACGCTATAGTTATTTATGGAATAAGCACAGCGACTATTAACCTCAAAATAATGGAATTAGCGTAATGCCTGTATCATCCCCAGTCTTTAAACCAGTTATAAGTACGGGCGCTACTTCAAAGCTTATAACAAATTTGTCATTACCAACTATTAATACAGAAGTATCTCACTCGCTGCAGGATGGATTAAGGGCGATAATGATTAGATCGAGAGTACTCGCTAAGATACAAGTTGGTTTTGTAGCAACAGAGTCAGGTACTAACTATGTAACTGTAAACGCTGGTACAGTATTTTATTTAAATGAAATAGAATTTGAAAGCTCTACTATCTTTCTACAATCTGATACAATAACGACTGTAGAAATATTAGAACTATACACCTAGGGAGGGGTAATAATGATTACACTAGATACAATTCTTTCGGATCTTCACTCAATAGAAATCAAAGATGCTTCAGGACAAGCTCTTGCAATCGATGGATCAGGTTATTTAACAGCAAACATTAATGGATCGGTAACTGTCTCTGCGTCTGATTTAGACATAAGAGATTTAACAAGTGTCAGTGACTCCGTTGCAGCAGTACAATCAGGCGCATGGACAGTTGCGGCTACACAATCAGGGACATGGAACATTGGTACGGTAGCTTCAATTACAGCTGATGTAACAGTTACCGCATCTGATTTAGATATCCGTGATTTAGCATTTGCAAGTGATTCGGTTACCGCTCATCAGGGTGGTTCTTGGTCAATGACTATTGATAATATTAGTTCTTGGAAGAATACAGCTTCATCAGTGACAAATACTGCTGCTGAAATAGTCGCAACTCCATTAGCGAATAGAGTTAAAATGTTAATTCAAAACCTTGGGGCTAACGATGTATACGCAGGACCGGATAATGCAGTGACAAGTTCAAATGGAATGAAGATTCCTAAAGGTTCTTCAATGGAAATGAATTTTGATACTGGGTCAGACATATGGTTGATAACTTCGGCAGGTACCGCAAATATAAGGGTAAGTGAGTATGCAGCTTAATAGCGAAGATTTAAAAATGCATAAGGCATTTAAAAACCTTATGAACTCAGCTAAGTTTGAAGTAAAAGGAGATGCCGTCTTTATGATGGCGTCTCTTTACTCTTGGTTTGATAGTATTGGTGTTAGGATGGAAGAGCATTTTGAACCACCTAAAGAGAAAAAAGAAAAAATAAAGAAGGTTGGAAAATGACATTCAGTGATCTAAGCCCAGAGAATACTATTACTGATGATGATGGCAATGTCATTGGGATTAAAGACAGCCCTGTTCATACAACAGCAGAATGGGGCGCTCTAGCAGAAGCATTTAGTTCTCAATTAGATGAAATACTAAAACAGTTAAGATATATCAATATACATTTATCGCATCTATCAGATCAAGAGCTAGATGAGGGAGATTTTGAATGAGTGGAACAATAATTAGAGATGGAACAGGTAAAGGGTATTCATTGCAGATTGATGACCATGGCCGCGCTTATGTGAATTCTACCAGTATTTCACATTTTTCCCATCATAGCAGTTATCATAAGGATGCGTTTATATCTTGCGCTTCATGTCATCTAAATTCCACTAGTAAAGAAGCAGTAATGTTTTTCAAGAATAGCTCATCGGATAAAGATATTGAGCTGTATTGGGCATACATATCAGGTAATGCCAATCTAGAGTGGTATGCATACTTTGGAAGTGAGTATACCTCAGGAGGTACATTGCTAGAAGCTGCAAATTTAAATGTTGGTGAAGCTGTCCCAGATTACTTTACGATTTATGAAGGGTTAAAAGCAGATGTACTTACGTTAGATACGACTAATGAAAAAAGAGTTCAGGAGATATTTGCAGGAGCTTTTTCTGGAATGTATATGCCATTAGAGGGTGCTGTTATAGTCCCTCCCGGTAAAACAATGAGTATGTATGCCAAGGGTGCGGTAGATACAGAAGCAATCTTTACGCTTGGATTTGCAACACACGATGCTGGAACTAAATTATAAGGGGTAAGAGATGAGAATAGAAGATGGTAAGGGAAGAGGTAATTATGCTGAAGTTTCTAACAGTAAAAGGTTGGCGGTCAATTCTGTTAATTTCTCCCCACAGCATTACGCTGCTCATGAGGGTGGTTTAGCATACCAGCTAATAGTTCCGTCCTTGGATATAACAACTTCTGAACAAGGGGTAATTTATTTAAAAAATACTTCTGATCAGGCAATTGTTATTACCTATATTAGGGTGCAAAGTGCCGGGGCAGCAGACACAAGTGAGGACGCATATTTTAGAGTGCTAAGAAATCCGACTTATACCAGCGGTGGAACAGCTACAGATCCAATGAATACTTTATTCTCTAGTTCCAAGGACGCTATAGCAGATGCATATATTGGTGATGGGACAGCTCTTGTATTGGGAAATACAACTGAAGAGATAGATAGAAATTATCAAGCTAACTCAATGCAGTCATATAGCAAAGAGGGATCAGTAATACTTGAGACTGGTAACTCTATTGCGATTATGCACAAAGGCAGTACAACTGCTGGAGTAGTGACAGCAAGACTTAGTTTTTATTTTGCTGAACATGATTAACAGGATTTAACATGAGTAAAGCAGCATTTGGAATAGAGGATGGAGTAGGTACTAAAACAAGAGTACGTATAACAGACAAACACGCAATGCTTGTTAGTAATGTCCCTCCTCCAATTCCTCCACATAATACACCAAATGATTATAGATTATATTCAGAAAATCTAGACGGGATGGACGTTGACGGATCTTCAACACCACAAGAATTTTCCATAGTATCATCTCAGGAATATGACATTCACGTTATGCAGTTAATAGTGACCATATCTGATACTCAAGTTAGCTTGTCTAAGTTTGGTGGGATAGGTGCATTGGATAACGGCATAGATATATTATTCCATGAATCAGGTGTTGACACTTATTTAATCAAGGGAGCAAGAACTACAGGTATGGTTGTTCAGCAATCAGGTATGTTTGATCCTTATGGTAGTGCATCTTCAACTTATCAAATTAGTAGTTTTATTGGTAACTCCGATGCTGCTTTAATTCGTATGGCAGCAAGTGAGTTAGTGCCCGGTGGTTTTAGACTAGGTCGTGCAAGCAATGATAATATTAAAGTAATTGTAAACGACGACATAACAAATCTGGATGCCTTTGAAGTTAGATTTCTAGGTTATAAACATTTTGAGGTATAAATGGATATAGTACATAGTGCAGGAGGTTTTAAGTTTAGGGGAGCTAGAATTGTATCCGGAACTGTCCCTGCAGGGGGAACTGTACCTTTCGATTTTACATTAACAGAGGACAGATTTTTTACGGGTGTTGCTATCAAGGCATACAACTCAGGTCATTTTGATTATGGAAAACTTCAAGTAATGTATGGAGATACTGTATTAGATGAGTTTGTGTTAAGTTGGGGTATATCAGATGAATTGCAGATTCTTGAGATCTATAGGGCACATTTACCAGCAGGATTAAAAATAAGAATAACGTATTATAGTACTGGCACAGAAGATGTAGACTTCTGGGTTAATGCTTTTTTACACGAGAAATAAAATGATCAAAGCACTGTTTCTTAAATCAGACAAAATCGGCGCACGCCTAATTAGCTTTGGGACGAAAAGAGATGGACAAACAGCAGAGGACACTCCTAGCCATGTGGCTTTTTTATTTTTTGATACCATTATTATTGATTCTACTCTGTCAAACGGAGTGAGAGAGGTATCACTTGGCTACATTAAAGATCATTATAGAATAATTAATTGCATTGAACTACCTGTCAGTGAGGAAGAGACATATAGATATTTAGAGAAAGCTAGAGGAGAGATACTTGGGGCCCGTTACGATTGGGCGGCAATTGCTTACTTCTCATGGAGAGTATTACTCAACAAAATTGGTATACCATTCCCTAAAAAGAATAAGCTTAATTTTAAAAACAAATATTTCTGCACAGAAGTTTACAGCATTATTACAGGCGAGAGATACGGCATCGTAAGCCCTAACGACCTACTGTTGAAAATGATAGAGAAAAAATATATAATAATTGGAAAGGAAGTTTAATATGATGGCCCAATGGATTCGATTAGTAAAAGACACTACCGAAGTTTCTGTTCAAAATGGAAGAGAGTCGGATACTATCGCAATTGATGGTACTCCTATTTTATACTTAGGTAAGAAAGCTCCCTTTAATAATTTCTTTTTATGGATGGATACACTAAACATTAGTGCATCTAATATCCAAGTAAGTTATTATTCTGGTAAGACATGGGTAAGTGCAGTTGATATTCTTGATGGGACAGATTCAATGATCGCATCAGGGGTTGTTCAATTCTCCCCTAATAAAAATCATAGATGGCAAAAGACAGCAGATACAAGTGATGAGACAGGGAGTGGACTAGAGTCATTTACTATTTATGATTTATATTGGTTGAAAATTGAATTTAGTGTTGCCTTAGATGCGGGTACAACTCTTAAGAAAGTGGCATATAAGTTTACAGACGAAGAAGAGCTCAAAGATTATGACTCCGATATTGATGAATTCTTAACTGCATTTGGTCAAGTGAACTGGACTAATCAAATATTAAAAGCATCTATTGAGGTCGCAAATGATTTTAAAAAGAAGGGATTGATAACAGATGATGGTCAGTTATTAAGATTCGATGATGTCACTCTACCTACTGCTTACAAAACATTATTATTGATTTATTTATCTCTTGGTGATTCCTATAAGGATAGGAGAGATGAAATTAAGAAACTATATGATACATCATTTAAAGGTATTTATTCAATTGATAAAAATAAAGATGGCATGGAATCGGCTAGTGAATCTAATGTATCATCAGGGCAGCTTACCCGATGAACGGTATATATGACTCCATATTTACAATTATAGAGGCAACGTTCCCTAATAAAATGGAGCTAATTAATCCATATGTGATTGAGGATAATAACGAATTATTTTTAAAAGAGGGCTATGGTATAGAGCTTGGTTCAGTCGTGCTGAGCGATGCTTTTGCTAGGGTCCAGAGACAATTTCAACGTAATATTTCTATCTCTTTTACAAAGCAAGTTATTGCAACAGACAAGAAAGCAGCGCCACGCATTGTTGCTGAAAAGTTACTCTTCACTGAAGAATTGCAATTAATTACAGCTTTGAAAAATGGTCTACCTTGCGACTTTTGTGAATTCGTAGGTGATGAGGGGATAGAATTTATTGGCGAGGGTACTGTTAATTTTATGAGGTCACGAATGAATTTTATTATTAATTACAATCAACAAGTGAGATAAATATGGCGTTAAGTACACCAAGGACAGTATTTGGGATACACTCAATTACTCCTTACAATAGAACAACTGGAGAGTACTATGGTACATCCAAGATTCTAAAGTCAGGCAACTTCTCTTTGTCAGGTGAGACAATTTCTCTAACAGGTGGTTCGAGTAAATTCCCATGGCAAGTCGAAGATGGATTAATTGAATCAACCCTTGAAGTAACAATGAACGAATACTCTAATTGGGCATTCGAGTTATTTCTTGGTCAATCTTTAACAAGTGGATCTGCAGAAGCATCTGGTAATGTCTCAGCATTAGTGAACAAGTACGGGACATCTGCTTTTGATGCAACAACTGGTTGTGCATCTGTAGCTGCATTAGCTGGTAGTGAGGCGAATCTTAAATTTAGTAAGTACGTTGCCAAAGTTACGGCAGCTGATGAGCTCACTATTTATGCTGGGTCAGACTTAAATTTCGGTGGTGAAGTATTTGTTGACGATACTCTTGCTATTGGATCCGTAACTATACCAGACAGTGGGGCAACTGTTGATCTAACCGCTTTCGGACTTCAGTTTACCGGGGGAAGTGGAACAGTAGCAATGACTATTGGTGACACAGCAACATTTGATGTACGAGGCATTAACAACGGTGTTTATACTGCATCATTTGGTTCTTCTAGCGCTGTTTATCCTGAGTTTGGGGCGGTCCTTGATGCACAAGCGCAAGGTTCTGGTCGATTATTTGAGATTGATATTTACAAGCTTAAAGCGATTGGGATGCCGATCAACTTTAGTGCAAATGAATTTAGTGAATACAGCGTTTCGATGATTGCTGCATTTGACTCAGTTAGAGATGGTGTTTTCTCAATAAAAGAGACCACATAATGAAACTTAGGGAGATTTATCCAACGGCACCATGTTTTAAACTAAATGCCACAGGTAAAAAACATAAACTTAGACTATTAAATCTTAGTGATGAAATATGGATTGATGAGACATTTGGAGAAAAAGGGCCTAACCTCGCCCAAGATATGGATGCTCTATCAAGAATCGTATTCCACCAGCTAGAGGATAGATCTCCCTTTAAAAAACAAGATGTCACATTTATAGATGAGGATGGGACAGAAAATATTAAAGAATTCGGTGGTTACAAACTACTCCAATCTCAGATTAGTGGAATAGAAGAAAAAACTGAAATGTTAACCGCATGGTTAGAATGTATCGGGTTGTCTCGTAAACAACAAAATGACCTTGTAAAAAAAAAGGCAATGTAGAGACTGACTGGGGGGAAATATTTGATCTCTTATCAGCAGAATACGGGTGGACTACAGAAGAGATACTTAAAATAACAATGAAAGAAGTATCTTGGAGATTAGAGGCAATAGTAGAGAGAAATAGTGGTAAGAGTGAATTTGATGCTGCTATTCATGGGGTAAAACTTAAAGGGAGCGGACAAAAACAAGTGAAACTCTCAGACGAACAGCAAAAAAAGATTGATAAAGCTATTGAAGCAAGGATGAATAATGGCAGACACTAAATTTACAATCAAGATTGATGCCGATGGGAAACAGGCCGTAAAAGGTCTTAAGAAAGTTGAGAAACAGGCAAAGAAGACCGAAAAAGAATTTAAAGATTTAAGTGATATATCAAATACAATATTTAGTACTAAGGCAGCATTAGGTTTTGGTGCTGCAATCTTTGGTATAGGTGTTGCTGTCAAAGCTGTAATAGAAGAAGCATCCAAGATGCAAGACATTGCTGTTCAATTTGAGGTTTTAACCGGCTCAGTACAAGGTGCTGAAAAAGCAATGAAAGATTTGTCTGATTTTGCTGCAGGTACACCTTTTCAATTTGAGGAAATTGCGAGAGCGGGAAAACAATTATTAGGTTTTGGTTTTTCAGTTGATGAGTTAAAACCAAGATTACAAGAGTTAGGTGATGTTTCGGCAGCATTAGGTACACCATTAACAGATCTAACTCTTATTTTTGGTCAAGTTAAGGCCGCTGGAAAATTAACAGGTGAGAGACTACTCCAATTGCAAGAAAGAGCTGTTCCTATTGGGCCCGCACTTGCGAAAACCCTTGGTGTAGCAGAGACAGCAGTAAAAGATTTAGTCTCTAGAGGCAAAGTTGACTTTGATACATTTTCTAAAGCATTTGCATCTTTAAACGACGAGGGAGGGGTAGCCTTTGGGGGATTAGAAAAGAAATCTAAAACGTTATCTGGAAGGATAAGTACACTTACTGATAATTGGAAGTTATTGCTAGCAGCGATGGGAAAAGAAGGATTGCCCGTATTAGGAAGCGTTGTATCTGGGTTTACTAAGATAGTTAAAATTGCAAATCTTCTAGTGAAGGCCGGAGGAAAAGATTATGCTCTCAAAGAGAGGTTAGACGGGGTAAGAGAGTCTGTTAAGTTACTGGAAGCGGAGTTAGCAAAAGAGCCAAAATCTTTGTTACTAACAAAAGTAAACTCCGAAAAAATACAAGAATTAAACAAACTTAAACTAGAAGAATACGAATTAACTAAAAGACAAAATGAAATTAGTGGTGCAGGGAGTGAAGCTGCTATTGCATCAGCAAAGAAAGAGTTAGAGGCGAAAAGAAAATTAGAACAAGACAAACTAGACATACAATTAGAGTTTGACAAGGCACTTAAAAATCTAAAAGAAGAAATAGATATCACTCCTGAAGATGATACAGAATTAGCAAGCTTACAGGCTTCATTAGAAGAAAAGAAAATATTAAAAGAGATTGCCGCAATTGAAGAGCTAGAAGCAAAAGGATTCCATGCTGAAGCATTGGCAGCGATAGATAAAAAATTAACAGAAGAAGAGATAAAACAAATTCTAATTGTAGCTAAAGCAAACGAAAAGCAAGACAAAGTAGACAAAGAGCGCGAAAAACAAAAAATAGCAGATAGAAGATCAACGTTAGGAAGTCTTACAGCGTTAACTCAGAGTAGTAATAGCGAATTAAAGGCAATTGGTAAGGCAGCATCATTAGTTCAAATTGGCATTGCAACAAACGAAGGTGCAATAAAAGCCTACTCATCACTTGCCGGTATCCCAATTATAGGGCCCGCATTGGGTGCTGCTGCCGCTGGAGCATTAATAGCATTTGGATTAGAACGATCAGCAAAAATAGCAGGTCTGAATAAAGGTGGTATTGTTACAGGTGGTATTTCTGGAATTGATTCTGTTCCAGCAATGCTTACTCCTGGAGAGCTGGTGGTTCCTCAACAAAACTTTAATGAAGTGGTTGGGGCAGTGGCAAGTAATAGAGATAGTGAGACAGCAGGCGGTGGGATAATGGAACATGTTATAACATTTAAAGATGACGCCTTTGAGATAATAGAATCTAAACTCATTGAGAGACAAACAATAGGGATTTCAGCATGAGTTCACAAATACTTTTGTTCGAAAAGAATAAGATAGATTTAGATAATCCTAATGGCTCCATAACGGTCACTGATAGCGTTGCAAGTTCAACAGGTGATACTATCATAGACTTTGTTCGTAATCGCTCAAATAATAGCTCATGGTTAACTACAGGATCAACTGATGCTGCTAATACAGAACTGCTTGTAGACTTTGGGGACAACTCAGACATTAGTGATATTATCCTTATGCAGCATAACTGGGATAGCTACACTGCGCAATATTGGAATGGAAGTGCTTATGTTGATTTCTCACCAGCAATTAATGAAACTGGTACAGTTGTTGATACTACTCATCATACTTTCACGAATGTAAATACTAATAGGGTTAAGATTATTATTGGATCAACTCAGGTAGCTGATGCAGATAAGCAATTGAGTCAGTTGATTTGTACTGAGAGATTTGGGCAGTTAAATGCATGGCCTACAATTAAAAAGCCGACTGTCTCATTGAATAAGAAAAAATCTAGAATGTTGTCGGGTAAAACTTTTGTTACGGAGACAACTGGTTATTTCTCATGTGAACTAGAAGTGAAGATATTAAAACTTGATGCAGATTTAACTATTGTTGAGAATGTATTCTTTGCAAGACAAGGGGTGTTGGTTTGGTTGTGCGGTGGTGACGAAGATCAGTTTAGCTCTAAAAGAATTGGGTATCGATTAAAAGATTTGTACTTGATGCGACCTACTAATGAATGGCAGCCTGAGTGGTATAAGGGTGTTTATACAGCGGGAATGAAAGTAGTTATTAAACTAGAAGAGAGTATTGATTGAGCAATTTAAGAGTTTACATTAGGCCCTTGGATGAGACAGGAGCATATACTACGGAATATGTTGAGGTCACTAAAGATGTAAATGCAAATGCAATTTCTAAAATATCACAAAAATTAGATAGCTCTGAGTATGATGTTGGTGTATTTAGCTTTAGCAATATTAATCTAAAGATGAGAAACAGCCATGGATTATATTCAGAAGTTGGCACTTCAAGAACTATATTTAAATCAAAAAGAAACGATTCACTGGTTAAAATTATCTGGTTGCCTCAGCCTAATCAAACTATTTTGGGTAATGCCATTGTTGGAGAGTCAATACTGGGTACAACTGTAGAGATATTTAAGGGTTTTCTTTCGGACGAAAATCTAAAAAGTGACATTAATACTCAAGATGTTTCTTTCACTGTATTAGGATTGGAATCAATATTTGATAGAGTTGAAACACCATATAGCTCTCTATCTGCTACAGGGACAGAGACACTACTTTATAATATTATGAATGTCTCAGAGGTCACTAGCTTATTAGATGTTAGTGCTATTAATATTACTGTCCCAGACGAACAGACAGTTGATGATATATCAGAATTGGAAAACACCACGATAAAAGAAGCTCTTGCAATAATATTAGAGGCATCTAACTCAGTGCTTTATGTGAAAGACGATACAGTTTATGTCACTACAAGAGAAGAAACTGCTGCTGATCCGGTAACTTTTTATGGACAAGCTTCAAATATTGGGATCGAAAATGTTGTCAAAATTAGTAATATTCGTTCAGGACGAAACAAGATGTTTAACCTGTGGCGCTGGTCAGATTCTAATTTAGTTTCAAGGTCAACAAGTTCAATTGATAGTTATGGAGTTAAGGATAAAGAGGTAGATTTTTCCCTCTTTACAAATACCACCAAAAGACAAGCAATACTTGATGAGTTTCGTGATGAGTTTAGTGAACCAAAACAGGAAATGGATGTGACTGTTCCAATGACATATGATCATCTAGATTTATTTTTACTTGATAGAGTCAATATTGATTATCCGACTATCTATATGCCTTCGACTGAGGGTGGAATGCCCATTTATGGGGTTAGTAAATATGGGGAAGCAGTTTATCCTCTAAGTCAGTGGTCATTATCTCTTGAGTTAACAGACATATTTAAAATAATTGCAATTGATTTAATGGTAAAAGATAACTTAATTAAATTTCATTTGAAGAAGGTGTAAGCATGGGAACAGATACAATTCAAACTGCAATAGATGGAACAGTGGTACCAGCGGACCATCATAACTCTATTAAAGGTGCTTTATCTCAAGACTTCTTGCCGAGAAATACGAGTGGAGTTGTTGCAGATGAAGCTGGTGACCTAGGAAGCTCAACATACTCATGGAAAGACCTTTATGTAAAATCATTAAATATCTTACCTCCAGGAATGATGGTTCCTTACGCGGGTTCAACTGCTCCAAGTAAATGGTTACTAACCGATGGTGACACAATAGGTAATGTTGGAAGCGGTGCGGATCATGAGAGTGCAGACTATGAAACTTTGTTTGAGTTACTAAAAACATCGTGGGGGAACGCTGGTACAGAAGTCTGGGCAAGTGGTCATACCGTATTATTGCCAGATACGAGAGGTCGCTTTATTAGGTCATGGGATAATGGAGCGGGCATCGACAGTGGCAGATCGATAGGGACAACCCAGACAGGCGAATTCGAGCAGCATGATCATTATTATGAAGTTACAGGCAAAATAAATGTCACTGGTAGTTCGCCAAGGTATTTAGATGAAACTCCATATGAGGCATGGACAGAACCAGCTAACTTTCTTGGTAATGATGGTACAGGTGCAGATGTAACCTTTAAAAGAGGGACAAAAGTAACTGCTGGTACCGCAGCAGAGACCCGCCCAACCAACTTAAGTGCAAACTACATAATTAAAATATAGGAATAACTATGAGCATTTTTTCAGACATACCATCAAGAGTTAACGGGCAAGTCATAACAGGAGATTTTTTCAATACGATTAAATCTAAATTAGAGATAGCTTTTGGTGATGGAACAATTGGTGCAGAATCTTTATGGGAAACGGTTAGCACTACCGCTGGAGTTGTTGCTGCTCCTAAGATGACTGAAGTACAAAGAGATTTAATATCAGTCGACGCTGGCAGT